ATTATGACTATGATGATTATGCATCAGGTGGTAGAGTTGGTTTATCATCAGGTGGTCTTGCTTACTTATTAGGAGAATAGAATGTCTATTCTAGATAGAATTATAGAATACAGCCCACAAGAACGTACACCAAAACAAGATGGAGGTATGTTAGTTGAACCTAGTGATGACGGATCAAGACCTGGTTACAAAGGCAGTAGTTATTCCGGTGAAACAATTGAGTCTAATATTAGATTTAGATCTGGAAAATATGATGTAAGTTACAAAGGAAAATCTTTAGGAACTTTTGAAAAAATAACAGATGCAAGAAGAGTAAGAGATCAAGCTCTTGAAGCAGAACCTCGTAAAAAAACAGGAACAGTTAAAAAAGGTACTAGAGGATATGTTTTAAGAAAAAGCTTAGATAAATTTTTAGAAAATAATAAAATAACTCCTTCATTTGAAGAAGTTACAAAAAATATAAAGTTTAAAGATGATTATGACAAAAGAAAATATAAAAAAGTTTTAAATAATATTTTAGAAAATGATGAAAAATATTCTAAATTTAAAATAGATACCGCAGACCGTTTAAATAAATCTCAGCAAGATTTTATAGTAGATAACTTTGAATTACCCAAAGGACAAAAAAATTGGGATTTTAAAAATCAAAAGTACGGAATCAATATAATTGAAAATCCAAATTTAGTTCAAAGAATTAAAACAAAATTAGATGGACCTAAAAAATTTACAATAGCTGCTGATCAAGCTAACCCTTCTGGTTGGATGATGAGTGCTATGAATAGATTATATAAAAATGAAATTAAAAAAGGTGTTAAGCCTAAAGATTTAACTTATCAACCAGTTAAAAATGAGAAAGGAATTATAATTGGTTTTAAAGATAACACAGCAGCTGGAGGAGGTAATACATATTATGGTTTAAAAAAGAATGCTCCTGAAAATGCTACACCTTGGACTGCTCATGGTAATTTTAGTAGAGTTAATAAATTTTTAGACATAGCAAAAGGAGTTCAAGTTGATGACCCGAGTAAACTTCTTCAAAAAATATTAGACGATAAAGGTATTACTAAATTAATGGGAGATAAAAGTGTTCTTACATTAAATGACGTATTAAGTCATGAAAGATATTTTAGTAATCTTAGTGATATTGCTCCAAAAAAATTAATTGAAAGACAAGTTGTTTTACACCACACTAAAGGAGTAGGTGGAGATTTAGCAACGGCGGCAGCAACAAAAGATTTACAGTTATTAACTGGAGCTGTTAATGACAAAGTTAAAACTCTTGAACAAATTGTAAGAGGTACTGTTAATACTCCAGCTAGAAAATTAAATCCTGATGAAGTTTTAAAATTAAAAAACTATGGAGCTAAAATTATAGATTTTGACGGTAAAGTTGTAGGTGGAGGTTTTTTAGATCCAAACAGGCAGATTGCTAATATAGAAAAAAAAGCAGTTGAGTATGCTAAGAGTGGTCAATTCAATGTTAAGACAGTTGCTTCTTATTTAGAAAGATTAGGTTGTGGTAAAGCAGCAGGAGGTAGAGTTTTTTATAATGAAGGTGCAATGGGTTTAACAAAATGTGCAATGAAGGGTCGTAATAAACTAGAACAAATTCTTTTAAAAGGTACAGGGAACACAACAGAACAAACGTTAGCTAAACAAATTTTAAAAGCAGGGCCATTATTAAAAGATGCGGTATCTTTAAGAGGATTGTTTGGACCAGCAGCACTTGCTTTTACTGCTGCAACAGAGGCAGGTTTTGTTGGTTATGATATGTTGACTGAAGGTAAAACATTTAGAGAAGCAGTTGGAGATAGTTTATTTAATTATGCACTTGGACCTAAAACAAAAATAGATTCTATTGAAGAGAGAAATAAAAGATTTAAGAAGTTAGGTGTTAGTGAACAAGATATTGGTAAAATAGGTGTTTATGAAAGTGCATTACAGGATTTAGAAAAATTTTATAAAACATTTGAAAAAGCTGCAACAGCTGAACAAAAATTAAATGAAGCAACTCAACTAATTGATCCAACTTTATTTCCAGGTACTGTAGAAGAATTACAAAAAAATTTATTTAAAGCAAAAGCAGATGTTCAAGATTTTTATAGAGCAGGAGATCCTGAACAAAGATTAACTCCTGCTCTTGATCCTAGTAATTTAAAAATTTTACAAGAAGCACAAAATTTAGCTACTGTTGATAAACTAACATCAAAAGGTCCTGAATTTTTTGGTAAAGTATTTCCTAAATATGAACAATCAAGACAGGAAAGAATTTTAGATGCTTCTTCTGTTGTTAATCCCGCTTTTAACATACCGGGAATGAGAGAAGCAACTGGTGGATACTTATATGGATTTGCAGGTGGAGGATTAGCTAATTTAACTAAAACAATACCACCTGAAAGTGGTCCACAATCAGAAGGGTTGCTATCCCTTAAAAACCGTGTTATTAACTCATAGGAGAATTGAATGGCAGACATAGATAAAGGACTCCCTAACACTCGTACTGAAATTGAAGTTCCTTCGGAAGAAGAACTAAAAGAAGTTGATGTTCAAGAGGAGGAAGTAGAAAAAGGACCCGTTGAAGTAACACCAGAAGAAGATGGTGGTGCAACTATTAATTTTGATCCAAGTTCTGTCAATGTACCTGGAACACAAAATCATTTTGACAACCTAGCAGATATTTTACCAGACGAAGTTCTAGAACCTATTGGAAACGAAATGGTTCAAAATTACATGGACTATAAAATGTCTAGAAAAGATTGGGAACAAACTTATACTAAAGGTTTAGATTTATTAGGGTTTAAATACGATGATCGAACAGAACCTTTTCAAGGAGCAAGTGGTGCAACGCATCCTGTACTTGCTGAAGCAGTTACACAATTTCAAGCACAAGCTTATAAAGAATTACTACCAGCAGATGGTCCAGTAAGAACTCAAGTTGTTGGAATTAAAACTCCACAAACTGAACAACAGTCACAACGTGTAAAAGATTACATGAACTATTTAATCATGGATCAAATGAAAGAATATGAATCTGAATTTGATTCTATGTTATTTCATTTACCTCTTTCAGGATCTACATTTAAAAAAGTTTACTATGATACTAACATGGGCAGAGTAGTATCAAAGTTTATACCAGCAGATGAATTAATTGTCCCGTATACGGCTACCTCATTAGACGATGCGGAGGCAGTAATTCATACTGTGAAGATTTCTGAAAACGAATTAAGAAAACAACAAGTCAACGGTTTTTATTCTGACGTAGAATTAACAGCTCCTAATTCAGATAATAATAATGAGTTAGAAAAAAAAGAACGTGAGCTAGAAGGTACAAGAAAATCTGGAAAACAAGATGACATATATACTTTGTTAGAGTGTCACGTTAATTTAGATTTAGAAGGTTTTGAAGATAAAAACTCTGAAGGAGAAGAAACAGGAATTAAACTTCCTTACATTGTAACTGTAGAAGAAGGCAGCAGAACAGTTCTTGCTATTAGAAGAAATTATGCTCCTAATGATATTAAGAAAAATAAAATACAATACTTTGTTCATTTCAAATTTTTACCTGGTTTAGGTTTTTATGGTTTTGGTTTGATTCACATGATTGGTGGATTAAGCAGAACTGCAACACAAGCTTTAAGACAATTATTAGATGCAGGAACATTATCTAATTTACCTGCTGGATTTAAACAAAGAGGAGTTAGAGTTAGAGATGAAGCTTCTCCAATACAACCTGGTGAGTTTAAAGACGTAGATGCACCTGGTGGTTCGTTAAGAGATGCTTTCTTCCCATTACCTTACAAAGAACCTTCACAAACACTATTACAATTAATGGGTGTTGTAGTAGGTGCAGGACAAAGATTCGCGGCTATTGCTGATATGCAAGTGGGCGATGGTAATCAAGGCGCTGCTGTTGGAACTACAGTTGCATTACTTGAAAGAGGTTCAAGAGTTATGTCTGCAATACACAAAAGATGTTATGCAGCTATGAAGAATGAATTTAAATTACTAGCTAAAATCGTTGCACAGTATTTACCTCCTGAATATCCTTATGATGTTGTAGGTGGTCAAAGAAATATTAAACAAGCTGACTTTGATGATAGAGTGGATGTTGTTCCAGTTGCGGATCCAAATATATTTTCAATGTCACAAAGAATTACTTTAGCACAGACACAGTTGCAGATTGCAACGTCTAATCCACAATTACATAACATGTATCAAATTTATAGAAACATGTATGAAGCAATTGGTGTTAAGGATGTTGATGCAGTATTGCCTCCACCTCCACCCCCTTCGCCAGTGGACCCAAGTATTGAACACATTAATGCTTTAGGTGGTAAACCTTTCCAAGCTTTCCCTGGACAAGATCATCAAGCACACATCACAGCACATTTAAACTTCATGTCGACTAACATGGTTAGAAATAATCCTGCAATCATGGCTGCGATACAAAAAAATATACTTGAACACATCTCAATCATGGCTCAAGAACAAGTTCAACTTGAATTTAGAGAACAATTAATGGAAATGCAGATGATGCAACAGCAAGCAGTTAACAATCCACAGATTCAACAACAACTTCAACAGATGACACAACAAGTAGAAGCAAGAAAAGCGGTGTTGATAGCTGAAATGACTGATGATTTTATGAAAGAAGAGAACAAAATTACTTCTCAATTTGATTCAGACCCACTATTGAAGCTAAAAGCACGTGAAGTTGACCTAAGAGCAATGGAAAATGAACGTAAAAAAGAATATGATAAGGCTCAAGTAGAGTTAAACAGAGCAAAATTGATGCAATCAAGAGAATTAGCTGAAGATAAGATGGATCAAAACGAAGAATTAGCTAAATTAAGAGCTGGAGTAAGCCTTGCAGGCAAAGGAATCAGTCAAGCTAACATAATGATGGATGATTAACCATGCCAATGACTAAAAAAGGTAAAAAAATTATGAAATCCATGAAAAAAAAGTATGGAGAGAAAAAAGGTGAAAAGATATTCTATGCATCTAAGAATAAAGGTGTTATAAAAGGGGTAGAAAAAGGTAAAAAATCATGATGAACTATAAAAAAGAAAAAACAATTAGCATTCCTGATCAAAATGTAGAAATAGATGTAAGATCTAAGACTACAGCGGAAAGAGCTTCGTTCAACAGAATCCCAACAGGAGACAAAGAACAAGTTCAAGGTCAAAAAAGAATGTTAGCTGAGAAAAAAAGAAAAGCTACCTGGTATTAGTCTTATGTTCCCGTGGAGTATCATTGGCACGGCGTTAAAGACGGGTGCTGAAATCTATAAAAATAAAAAAAAGAGCGAGATCATTATGTCAGAGGCACGAATCGTGCATGCTGAAAAGATGAAACGAGGAGAGATCGAGTACAGTGGACAGATTGCTCAAAATCAAAAAGGCGACTGGAAAGACGAATTCGTACTTTTAGTATTGACATCCCCTCTGGCTATTTTATTTTATTCCGTATTTGCTGAAGACGAAGAGATACAAGCTAAACTAGATTTATATTTTCAAAAGCTTCAGGAAATGCCTTGGTGGATAGTTTCACTTTGGGTTAGCGTTGTAGCAGCAATTTATGGTATAAAAGCTACAGATTTAATTAAAACTAATGGAGGAAAAAAATAATGCCAAGAAGAATCAGACAAGGTGGAACAAAAATACCTATGAAAGATAAAGTCAAACAAGATATGACATCTGATGATGCATATAAAACAATTAATCCTAAAACCACAGGTAAACCAAAAAAATATTTACCGGAATTAGAAACATTGGAATTAATAACAGATGATAAACTTATTGA